AGAAAAAACCTGTGGAAATGAGTGCCGCAGCCCGTAAAAAAGCAGAAAACTTCCAAAAAGGGTACAAAGAAAGAAAACCTAAAAATAGGTTTAGTAGCCCAGCAAACGCAAAAATTGCTAAAAACGCTACTAAAGCTAAACCTCCAAAGGCGGGCAAAGGCAAAAGCAAAGGTAAAGGTAAAGATAACAAATCTGCTGTTACTGCCGCTGCTAGTAAAAGTAAGAACATTGGTAGAAAAATAGGAACTGGTCTTGGTCTAGCAACTGTTTTAGGAACGGGGGCATATATGGGTGGAAGAAAGCCATCTGGTGCTACGCCTCGTCCACCAAAGCCCGATAATAAAATTGATTTTAGTGTAGACGATGAAGACCGTATTGTAGAACAAGGAAGAACAATAACCAGTAATCCTAAAGGGGATGGTTCCCGTACTGGTCTTGACCTTGAAACATTATTGTCTAGAATAGAAGATAGGAAAGATATGCAAGATCCCGAAGATGTTCAACATGATCTAGCAGATTTAAAAGCTGATCTAAAAGAACTCAGAGGATATCGTCGTGGTGGACCTGTCCGTCGTTCCCGTACAACTAATCAGTTTCGGGGATGGGGCAAAGCCCGTAAACCCAAACATAAGATGAGGTAATATAAGTTATGGTTAAAAAATCTGCAGAGAAAACAGAAGCAGCTATTATAGTAGAACCTACTCCTGTAGTAGTAGAGGAAGAAGCTGTAAATCCTATGGTATCAGTAGCTATTATTGTAGCCGTTATCGCAGCAATAGGCTGGATGATTTATAAAAAGTATTCCAAAAAATAAATAGTAGGTTTAAGGTATGGCAGAAGAACAAGGTGGACTTGCTGAAGTAAGTGAAGAGCAAGTAGAATATGGGGAAGAGGATGCTAAGAATTTAGTTGGACCTATTAACCGTGTCGAAGGCAGTACTGCTGGAGAAGTTCTTGAAGAGATAGATACCAGTATCGAAGTTGTTATTGATGACGATACAGGTGAGATTGAGTTAAACATGAGTGACGAAATGGAAGTCATCATGGAGGCTCAGTCTGACCACTATGCTAACTTAGCTGAATATATTGATGATGACGATCTTGAAGAAATATCATCAATAGTTAGTGAGCATTACGAAGCTGACAAAGAATCTAGACAAGAGTGGGAATCTACCTTTGAGAGAGGGTTTGATCTTCTTGGTCTTAAACTAGAAGAAGCATCTGAACCTTTTGAAGGTGCTTGTCAAGCTGTCTCTCCCCTTATTATTGAGTCTGCCGTTAAGTTTCAATCTAAAGCTACAGTAGAGCTTTTCCCTGCTTCTGGCCCTGTGAAGACACAGATCGTTGGTGACCCTAACGAAAAGAAACAACTACAAGCTAATCGTGTTCAGGACTTTATGAACTATCAGGTTACTGAACAGATGCCTGAATACTTTGATGAGTTTGAGCGTATGCTCTTTCATCTTCCTCTTATGGGAAGTGCGTTTAAGAAAATGTACTTTGATCCTGTAAAAGGACGCCCCTGTTCAGAGTTTGTTCCTGTTGATCACTTCTATGTGTCTTATAATGCCAGTGATTTAATGAGTGCTTCTCGTTATACGCACGTTATTAATCGTTCTCCTAATGATATCCGTAAGGAAATGACTGCTGGTTTATACAAAGAGTGTGATCTGGGTCACGCTACTACACCTGAACCAGCCCCTATCTCTAGTAAGATAAACGATATCATGGGTGTTAATCCCGGTGAGGATTACGATGAACAGTATGTGCTTCTAGAACAGCATTGTTATATTGATCTTCCTGAACCTTTTAACAGCCCTGATGGATCAGCATGGCCTTATGTTGTTACCATTGAAGAAAGTTCTGGTAAAGTATTAGCTATTCGTAGGAACTGGGCTGAAGGTGATCCTCTTTATCAGAAGCTTATGTACTTTACCCATTACAAGTTTGTGCCGGGTTTTGGCTTCTATGGATTAGGTCTTATACATTTACTTGGTAACCTTACCATGTCAGCGACTGCTGCTTTACGTAGCTTAGTTGACGCAGGACAGTTTGCTAATCTACCCGGTGGCTTTAAAGCTCGTGGTATTAGAATTGTAGGTAATAACGATCCTATTTCTCCCGGTGAGTTTAGAGAAATTGACGCAGCGGGAATGGATATAAACAAAGCTATTGTTCCTCTTCCCTATAAAGATCCTTCAAATACTTTGTATCAACTCTTAGGTACAATGACAGAGATGGGTCAGAAGTTTGCTGACAATGCAGAAGCTATTGTTGCTAACTCTACAAACTATGGACCTGTGGGAACAACGCTTGCTCTACTAGAAGCGGGTGCTAAGTTCTTTAGTGCTATACATAAACGTCTACATCAAAGTCAGAAACATGAGTTCCGTATTCTGGCACGAATTAACAGAGATTTCCTACCACCTACGTATCCGTACATGGTGCCGGGAATGTCTGCTTCTATTCTAAGAGATGACTTTAATGATGAAGTAGATGTTATTCCTGTATCTGATCCGAACACTCCATCAGCTGCCCATCGACTAGCAATGGCTCAGATGGTTCTACAACTCTCAGAACAAGCTCCTCCCGGTATGTATGATGTACGACAAGTTCATATGTCTATCTTGAACGCTGCTAATATTCAAAATCCTCAACGGTTTATTACTCCACCACAGGAAGCGCAGCCTCAAAGCCCTATTGAAAACATACAGAGTGCTATTAATGGGATGCCTATTAAAGCATTTCCGCAACAGGATCATCAAGCATACATACAAATCTTTACTGACTTCATAGCTGATCCTATGTTAGGCGGTAATGAGATGATGAAGAATGTAGTTCCTGTATTGCAAGCAGCTATTCGTGAACACATGTTTCTCCAATACAAAGAACAGATGGAAGGACTTGTACAGCTTGGTGCTCAAGAAGGTATGCAAGCTGGTGTTAATACTAATGATCCTGCTATTCTTAATCAAATTTCTATTAGTGCTGCTAAGAAAGTTCTTGTGGCTAATGAGCAAAGAGCCGCACAAATGGGTGGGGCAGAGAATGTTCAAGAACAAAGTTTGGCTATTGAAGCTGAACGGGTAGGTATTCAAAAGGATGAGCTACGTTTAAAAGCTTCGGAACAAGCAGCAGAGCTTGCACTTAAGAACCGTAAGCTTGATCTTGAAGAGATGGAGATTAGACAACAAGGTGTTAATGATGAAGTTAAAGCAGAAGAACGGAATGTAGATCGTCGTTTACGGGCTGCTAAAGATTCAGCTACTATTGCAAGCAAGGTAGAGACGAATAAAAATTCTGAAGATACTAAAATTGTTATTGAAACACTTCGCAATCTTCAAAAAGTAGCTGAAGAAGAAATGAAAGAAGCTGACATTACTGAAGAAAGATTAGGCATGATTGTCGATTCTCTTATTCGTGAGCAAGGATCTCCAGAAGATGTAGAGTTTTTTGAAGAGGGTGGTCCTGTTTTAGGAAATATTGAAGATGATGAGGTAGAAGTAAGAGGAATGAGAAGAGGACTATCTATGGTAAGTCCAACTGCAGGTGATCTAAGGAGAGATGCTACAGTAGCCGATGCTATGAGAGAAGAAGAAGATACAGAATCTTTAGTTAGAAAAAAATTAGATAAATATGAAGGAGTACGTTCATCAGAGTATAAAGATTCTAAAGGTAAAAGTACTTTAGCAAAAGGTCATTTAGTAACATCAGAAACTCCTAAGATTTTAGAGAATTTAGGGTATTCTTCAGATGAAGTTTCTAAAATTTTAGCAGGACAAATGGATATGTCTGCTGACAAAATAGAAGAATTATTCGACATAGATCTAAAAAATAAAACAGAACAGGCTAAAAAACTTATAAAAAATTACGATTCTTTAAGTCCTGATCTGCAGTCTGAATTAATACAATTAAACTACAGAGGAGACTTAGTACAAAGTCCTACTACTCGTAGATTAATTAATGAAGGTAAATTTAAGGAAGCAGCTGAAGAACTTCTAAACCATAAAGAGTATAAAGCGTTAAAAGCTCAAAATATAGATAATAGTATTACAAGGAGATTAGAAGCTGCAAGAGATGCTTTATTAAAAGAAGCAGATAAATAATGAATTGGCTTAAGAAGTATTGGACTTACCCCGCTATTATCTTATTGATGGTTGTATGCTCTCAAACTTTATCTAAAGCACAAGAATTTGTAGAACAATTTAAAATAGATCCGTCTTTGTTTGATGGGTATATCCAACAATCTATTCCTTGTGGGCCTACCGATAAAATTTTTAAATACCTCAAAGAGGTTTATGGCGAAGAAGCTAAATTTGTAAAATATTTAGAAAAAGCAGAAATCTTTATTAGTTTATTTGAAGACAAAAAAACCGAAAGCTGGACAATTCTAGTATCCCAAGCTAATGTAGGTTCTTGTGTTCTTGCACATGATGAAAATTTTTCTTTAAATAAAAGAGGTAAAATTGTTTACAGATCTAGATGATTTAATAGATGCTTTTGAAAGAGAGAAAAAATCTATTACAGCTGTACTTATTTCAGGTAACTGCGATAGCTTCGAACAATATCGTTGGTTAGTGGGAAAAGTAGACGGGTTGACAAAAGCCACAGACATTATTAAAAACTATGAAACGTCTGTGTTAGAAGATATGGAGAAGAATGACTGATGACTTTTCAACCTGCACTTGAAAAAGCAATTATGAACGATGAGTGGATTACTAACGGTGAAGTACCTGATCCTGAAGTATTACCTGATATTCCCGGTTACCATTTATTAATACGTCCTATGACTATTCGCCAAGAAACCAAAGGCGGTATTTTGCTGCCTGATAAATTTAAAGATGATATGCAATACCTTACAACGGTAGGGCGTGTTGTGAAGCTAGGAAAACTAGCGTATCTTGATAATACAAAATTTCCTGAAGGACCGTGGTGTTCTGCGGGAGAGTATGTGTGCTATGGTAGGCATAGTGGACAACGGTTTGTTTATAAAGGAATTAGATATATACTTATGTATGATGATCAGATCTTAATGAAGATTGAAGATCCAAAAGATGTTGATCCATCACATGAGCTTATTGCAGCGTAAAACGTAGAGTCGCATACTACGGAGAAAAGAATGGCTACTGAACAAAAGAATGAAAGCTCTGAGGAGTGGGCTGAAATAGATATTACTCCCTCTGAAGATAAAGAAGCAGATGTTGCTTTTGAGATTGAAGAAGAACCAGTTGAAGAAGTAGAAGCAGCCCCCGAAAAAGAAGAAGTGGTTGCTGTTACTGAAGAGACTGAAGAAGTAGAAAACTCTGAAAATAAACTTCCTGAATTAGAAGGAATAAGTACTAAGGGTGCTGAAAAAAGAATTAGGCAGTTAGTACGTCAGCGTAAAGAACGTGAAGAAGAGTTATCTGCAGCGCAAGAAAAGATTAAAGCTTTAGAGGAAGATGCTAAGTATAGTACTTATTCTCAAGTTTCAAGCGAAGAAGAAGCAGTAACGACAACTGAAAATTATTTAAACAATCAACTGTCTATGGCTGAACAAAACTTTAAATCAGCTTATGAAGCAGGTGATCAAGAAAAATTATTAGAAGCTCAGAAAGCTTTAACTAATACTCAAACCGAACTCCGTTTTTTAGAAGATAAGAAAAAAGATGTAGAGACACGGAAAGCTGTATTAGCTTATGAAGCTGAAGAAGCTCCTAAGAAAGCTCCTAAAACTCCAGTAAATGTTAAAGCTAAGAACTGGGCGTCTAGGAATGAATGGTTTGGTCAGGATAAAATAGCAACAGCAACTGCTTTAGCTATTGATGCTGAGTTAAAAGAGAATGGCTACGATCCATCATCTGATGATTTCTTTGAGATGATTGATCAAAGGATTCGGGAAGAACTTCCTCACAAGTTTAAGGAAGCTGAATCTGCACCAGAATCGGAAGAGGCTACTCCGAAAAAGCCTCGTCAAACGGTAGCAGGACAATCGCGCAGTTCTGCCTCTGCTAAGAAAGTAAAACTTAATCAAGAAGATATTAGGCTTGCTAAAAAGTGGGGAATACCGATTGAGAAATATGCCGCCAACAAAGCCCAAATGGAAAAGGCTGATGGCGACTATACTACTATTACATAGTATTGTAGCGCGGATAGGAGAGACTTAATGTCTGAAGAAAATACTGGGAATACTGAAGTGGAACTTGATACTCGTAAAAGTCGAGAGTCAAATGATCGGGAAGAAAAGACACGAGCAGCTTTAGAAGCAATCAATAATGATGATTCGCTTCACCTGCCATCAGCGGTGAGTAACCGTTTTGCTAATGAAGGTTATGTACTTGGTTGGATAAGAATTTCTTTGAAGGGCAATACTGATTATCAAAGCATTGGGTTAAAACAACGTGAAGGTTGGGAGTTTGTAAGTGAAAAGGAAGCCCCTGAAATGGCGTTAGGCTTTAGAGTTGCTTCCGAAGGTAGCTTAGAAGGTGCGATTATTCGAGGAGATGTGGCCCTCGCTAAAAGACCCGTCGAGATACAAGACGCTGTTGACACGAAGAATAGACAGAAAACCAAAACTATGGAAGATGCTATTAATCGCCGTCTAATGGAAAGTAGTGACTCTCGCGCACCTATATATAATACCAGTAAGTCAAGAGTCACGAAGGGGCGAAGTCCCTCTTTTGATTCTTAAAGCTTCTCTATTACGGAGGAAATGATATGGGTGGTTTAACACCTTCTCGTATGAATGGAAGCGGCTACAATACTAGCGGTAACTCCCGCTATCGAATTAAGAATACCTATGGCACTTCCATTTTTATGGGTGACTTGGTAAGGATTTCTGCAGGAACTGTTGTTGAAGCGTCAGCTACTTCAAAAGATAATGCGGGTGCGTTTTTAGGTTGCTACTATGTAGACCCTACCACGAAACGTCCTACATGGTCGAAGTACTGGCCCGCTAGCACTAGCTCTGCAGATTCAACTCCATATGCTTTTGTGGTTGATGATCCTAACTGTGTATTTGAAATTGAAGCCAATTCATCAGTTACGACTGCAGATATTATGTCTGCACAATATGATGTTTCTGTTGGGTCAGGAAGTACCCTCACAGGAATGTCTGGTATGAGACTCGACGTAGGCGCAGAGGCAACCACAGGACAATTACGTATTGTTGGTATTGTTGATACTGTTGGTAACGCCACTGCCGCAAATCCCAAGGTACTAGTCAAAATCGTTGAGAATATCAACGCTTATGTGACTACACCACCAAGCTGATAGAGGGAGATTAACTCATGGCTATTAATCGCGCTAGTATTGCGAAACAGCTACTTCCCGGCCTAAACGCTATCTTTGGCTTGGAATATGGCTCAATTGATGATGAGAGTAAAGTACTCTTTGATACTGAGCAGTCTGATCGTGCTTTTGAAGAAGAAGTACTGATGACTGGATTTGGTGAAGCACCTGTTAAAAGTGAAGGCGGTGCTGTGGAATATGATTCGGCCTCAGAAATGTGGACGGCTCGTTACACGGCAGAAACCATTGCTTTGGCATTTGCTGTTACTGAAGAAGCAATGGAAGATAACTTGTATGATACGTTTGCTAAAATTCGTGCAAAGGCTCTAGCTCGCGCTATGGCTTCCACGAAGCAAGCTAAAGCTGCAAGTGTCTTTAACAACGGCTTCACTGCTGGTGCTTATGCTGGTGGTGACGGTGTTGCTTTCTTCTCTGACTCGCACCCTGTTGCCGGAAGTGGCGCAGCAGGTTCTGCAAGCAGGGATAACACTGCTGCTAACACGGCGTTGTCAGAAGCAGCTATTGAGTCTGCGGTTACCCAAATTAATAAATTGGAAGATGATCGTGGTATCTTAATAGGTGCTCGTCCTATGTCTTTACATGTTCCACCTGATCTTCAGTTTACTGCTGATCAAATCTTGAACAGCCCAATGTCCACAACTATTGGTGTTAATCCAACGACAGCGGGTAATGGTGCAACTAATGTGAATGACATTAACGCTATTAAAGGAATTATGCCTAAAGGTTACATGGTTAACCATAGGTTTAGTTCTGCAACGGCGTATTTCATCAGGACTGACGTACCCAATGGCACGAAACATTTTGTTCGTATGCCTTTGGCTACTAAGATGGACCCTGACTTTGATACTGGTAACATGCGCTTTAAAGCTCGTGAACGGTATTCTTTCGGGTTCTCTGATTGGCGTTCTTATTACGGCAACCAAGGTGCGTAAGTAATACTTAATAATATTACGCATTGTTAACTTACAGGGGGAGGGACCAAAATATTCCTCCCCCTTTTCTTTTTAACATTTATTCCGTACAATAAGAGTGTAGAAAATAACAGGAGATTTTTTCGATGAGCACAGATATTCAAGCAGTTTATGTAAGCGCAACAACAACTGCTGTTGACCATCCTACTAGATTGCGTGGGTGTTCTTGGGCTAATTTTACAAATGCTACTAAAGAGATTACGTTTAAAGATGCAGGGACTGAAAAGTTTAAACTAGTTCTTCCTACAGGAGGAAATTCAGACTTATACTTAACGGATGATGGTATTAGGTTTAAGACTAGCCTACACGTTACTGTTCCTACAAGTTGTGCTGCTACTATCTTTGTAGGTTAAGCATGGCTAGTTTTTTATCAAAGGTAAAAAATAAAGCTCGTAATAGAAAGGTTAATTTTTCTTCTAAATCTGCTACAGATGCAGAGAAGAATAAGACTAAGCAATATTTGCAAAGTTATAATAATGCTTCTGATCAAGTAGAAAAAAGATTAGGAATAAATTTACCTAAGATTGATAATATAGATGAGTATTCCTCTTCAATAGCAAATATTACAAATGTTTTACCTGAGAACCAATTAGCCGATTTGGACTTAGGAATAGGAATAAATCAACAAAGTTTAAATATAGCTCCTAAAGATAAAACTTATGTTGATAATGTAACAATCAAACGCTTTAAATCTGGCCCTACTCAACTTTCAGCGCAAAAAACTTTGTATAGCGATGATGATGCAAATATTAAAATAGGGGGTAGAGTTAATACCCAAGGAGATTTTAATGCAGGTTTACAGGCTTCTTTAAAATTTAAAGAGGGTGGTTCTGTAAAAAGAAAGAAGAATAAAATGCAAAAGAAACCCCGTGGATGGGGATGTGCTAAGATGTCAACAAGAGGAAGATAATGAAAAATTTTCATGTAAACTATTGTCCCATTTGTTATATGTGCGGTATTACTAAATACATATGGGATATGACGGTTAAATGTTATAACGCTGTAAAAGTAATTATTTGTAAATAGAGTAATGGCAATAAGAAGAAGAAGTACCGGAATGAAGGGAATGACTATAAGAGGTGGTCATAAACGCCCTACTAAATCTGGTGCTGGTTTAACTAAAAAAGGCGTAGCAAAATATCGTAGACAGAACCCCGGTTCAAAATTAAAAACTGCGGTAACTGAAAAGAAGCCTAAAGGTAAACGAGCAACAAGACGTAAATCTTACTGTGCTAGATCTGCGGGACAAATGAAAAAGTTTCCAAAGGCTGCTAAAAATCCTAACAGTAGATTAAGACAAGCAAGAAAAAGGTGGAGGTGTTAATGCCACAAGGTAAAGGTACATACGGATCACAGCGGGGAAGACCTCGTAAAAAACTAAATATTAAAAAGGCTATTAAAAAGCCGGGTGCATTACGTGCATCATTAGGTATTAAAAAGGGGAAAACAATTCCTGCTTCTAAACTTAATAAAGCTGCTAAAGCTCCGGGCAAGTTAGGACAACGTGCAAGGTTTGCTAAGACTTTAAAGAAGTTAAGGCCCAAAAGAAAAGCATAGTAATGGCGGTTGCTACTAAACGTGACCCTGCTAAATGGGCTAGAGCTAAAGCTAGAGCCAAGGCTAAGATGGGTGGCAAACACTCAGCCAGAGCTATGCAACTAGCAACTAAGTATTATAAAGATGCTGGTGGTGGGTATGTTGGTAAAAAGAAAAAAAGTAATAAGCTATCAAAGTGGACAAAGCAGAAATGGACAACCAAATCAGGAAAGCCCAGCGGCAAGACAGGAGAACGGTATCTTCCCAAAAAGGCAATAAAAGCATTGTCATCAAAGGAATATGCAGCGACCACCAAAGCAAAGAGAAAAGGGACTGCTGCAGGGAAGCAGTTCGTGAAGCAGCCAAAAAGAATAGCTAAGAAAACAAAAAGGTATAGGACATAATGGCAGTCTCAACTCTACAGGATTTTAATCTTGATATTGATCAGATTATTTTTGATGCCTTTGAAAGAATAGGCGGTCCTCCTATTACAGGTGAAGAAGCACAATCTGCTAGGAGAACTCTAAATTTAATTCTTTCTGATTGGCAGAATAGAGGTATTCTTTTATGGACTACCGAATTAACAGTAACCACACTTGTTACAACTACAGGAACATACGAGTTAAGTTCTAATATTGTAGATGTATTACAAACTGTAATTAGGACGAGTACAGGATCTAATCAAACAGACTTAGAAATAAACCGTATTCCTATTGAAGAGTATCAACAAATTCCTAATAAATCTACTAAAGGAAGACCTGTTCAATATTCAGTACATAGACAAAGAGATAACGTATCTTTGTATGTCTGGCCTAAGCCTAATGCGACTAACTATACAGCAAGACTGTGGGTAGCAAGACGTTTCTTTAATTTTGAAAACAGTACAGATACTCCAGATGTTCCTTATAGATTTTTACCTTGTCTAATTACTGGACTAGCTTATCACATGGGCATGAAAAGGCCGGGAGTAAGTATAGATAGAGTAGGTATACTTAAAGGGCAATATGATCAAGAGTTAAATAACGCTCTTGAAGAAGATCGTCAAAGGTCAGATTTAGAACTTAAACCAAGATTAGGGTATATATAAAATGGCTAAAGAAGCATACTTTATTTCCGATAGATCAGGTTTTAGATTTCGCTACTCTGAACGGGTTAAAGAACCCGGTACAGGTTATATTGTAGGTCCAAACGAATCGGATGGAGAGTACAACTTAGTAACAAGTCCTCTTAATAAAGCTCCTAAGATTACTTCTCGTAGACCTTTACGTGATGCTCGTCCCCCTAACGATGAGCAAATTACTTCGTCTTTAACTAATATCAATACTACAAGGGCAGCACTAGGTTTACCAGAGATTGAGGGCAATGATGGTTGGGTTCCTAGCGATACTATAGTAACATAATAATTAAAGACTAATCGGAGAAAATAATGGCTATTACTTCTGGCATACTAAAAACTTTTAAAGCGCAAGTCATGTTAGCAGAACATGATCTAAATACTAACACACTTAAAATTGGGCTAGTTTCGTCTGGAGCTTCATGTTCTCCTGCAACTGGACCTTTTACTTACACAAGCTTAGTATCTCATGGTGGTGAGCTAGCAAATGGAAATGGTTACTCGACAGGAGGTACAACATTAGCAGACGTAACTGTAACAAATGAAGGTACTTCTGGTGTAGTAGATTTTTCTAATGTTACTTTAACGGATGCAACTTTTACAGCAAGAGGGGCTTTCATTTATAATGATAGTCATTCTACTAAATCAATGATTGCTTACTATGATTTCGGCGCAGATAAGTCTGCATCTGCGGGTAATTTTGTAATGACAATTCCTTCAGCAACAAGTGCAGCAGCTATCATACGCCTTAACTAATTATTACTTTACAGGAGGTGATGAATGGCCTTTGTGATTAAAGACCGTGTAAAAGAAACTACCACAACTACAGGAACGGGAACACTAAGTCTTGCTGGGGCTGAAACTGGTTTTCAATCTTTTTCTGTTATTGGAGATGGGAATACTACATTTTATGGTATTTCTTCTTTAGGCTCTTCTGAATGGGAAGTAGGTATAGGTACTTACTCTTCTAGTGGAGGAACTTTAGCTCGTACTACTGTCTTATCTTCTTCTAATAGCGGGTCAGCCGTTAATCTTTCCGCTGGTACAAAAACAGTTTTTGTTACCCAACCTTCTGAAAAAGCAGTCTATGTAAGTGCTTCTCCGGCATTTGTGGCTGTTTCTGCTACTACAATAACAGGAGCTACAGGAGACTTTACCACATCTGTCTCTGCTACAGCTTTGAAAGGTGCAGGTCTTACTCTTACTGGCCCTGTTAGCGGAACAAGTGCAACATTCACAGGAATAGTATCTGCTAGTAGTTTTGCTGGTGCTATAACTGCAGGGGCTGTTTCTGCTACAAGTTTAGTTGTAAGCGGTAATTCTACTTTTGAAGGAGATATAATAAAATCAACAGCAGGTACATCTAACTTTGCTGCAGGTGTTAATGCAGGTAA